GCCAGCTATTAACCAAATACTTACATCCTGTGGTCAGGCTCCTGTAACTACACTAGACCAAACCAACCCGGAAGTTGCGATTGCCTATGCTACCCTGTTACAGGTGTCAAGAGAGGTACAATCTGAAGGATGGACTTTTAACAAGGAGTACCACTACGATGCAATACAACCTAATACAGATAAAGAAATTTTAATTCCTAATAATATAATACAAATCAAACTAACAGAGAACGCACAGAACAAACCATATCATGGTGTGCGTAGAAACGGTAAGTTTTATGACAGACAAAACCATACATTTAAATGGGACTACAATCCTGAGTTTGATGTAATATGGGAGTTTGACTTTATAGATTTACCAGATCCTGTACAAAACTATATCAAAGCCAGAGCAGCTACTATTGTGTCTGGTAGAATTGTTGGTGACGACGATCAGTATGCACGTCTACAACAACAAGAAGTACAACAACGAGCTTTAGCTATGGAGTATGAAACAAGTCAAGGACAGTTCACTATGTTTGGACATCCACAAGATTCACAAAACTTCTACCAAAGCTATCAACCATTTCACGCTTTACAACGATAATGCCAGCAGTAACTCAACGAGTTGACAACTAGGTGGAGTATCTAGACAATCAGATGACAAGAAACTTCCCGGTCAAGTCGAGGAGTGTATTAACGGTTATCCTGATCCAACCTTCGGTCTTACCAAAAGACCGGGGTTTCAGCACATAGGTAATCTAGGTATTGGTAATGTATATGACAACTCAAAATGGTTCTTTATATCAAGAACCGAAACAGAAAAATATATGGGGTGTATTACACCTCAAGTCGGCGGTAATTCAGGACAGATTTATATATGGAATGCTTTAACAGGTGTTCAAGCTGATGTCTATTATGATGCTAAACCTTGGACTGCAAGCACTGCATTTGAAGTTGGAGATTTAGTAAGAGGTATAGGTTTACAGTCTTCCAACATATATAAATGTGATGTAGCTGGTACATCTGCTGCATCTGGAGGCCCAACGGGTACAACTCAAAATATAACAGACGGTACGGCAAGATGGGATTTTGTAAAAGCTGGTAATTCATTAGCTTTTGCTGCAACGTATCTTAACGGAACACGTACAGACTACGATGTACTGACTGTACAGGACAAATCTATTATAACAAACAAAATTGTCACAGCTAATAAAACAGCTGACCCTACATTTAATGCTAACAGAGTTGGTATAATTAAACTTAGTGGTGTATCCTCAAGCACTACTTATAATGTAAATGTAGCTGGACAAGCTATATCTACATACACATCAGGTTCTTCTGACACATACGCTCAGGTTTTAACAGAACTTAAAAGTAGAATAGACGGTTTAAATATATCTAACTTGACAGTAACTAGACTTAAGGATTGCCTTCACTTAGCACGTACAGGAGCTTCATTTACTTTAACAGGTGATGGTGGTATATATGGTACACAATTATCAGTGTTTCAAAATTCAGTACCTAATATAGGAGATTTACCTACAGAGTCAAGAAATGACCATACAGTTAAGATTATTAATAGTGGTGCTTTAACATCTAGTTACTTTTTAAAATTTGTTGCAACTAACGGTACATCTGGACCGGGTTACTGGACAGAAGCTTTAGGTCACGGCATGTCTACAGGACTAGATGCGGCAACTATGCCTCATGAGTTAGTAAATATAGATGTTAATAAATTTGTATTTCAAGAAGTTTCGTGGGTTGAAAGAAAGGTAGGTGATGATGATACTAACTCTCACCCATCATTCGTAGGCCGAAAGATACAACAATCATTCTTTCATAATAACAGATTAGGTTTCTTATCTGATGACTCTGTATCTATGAGTCAATCAGGTGAGTTTTTTAATATGTATCATACATCTGCACAGGTAGTTACTGATGCAGACCCTATTGATCTGAGTGCAAGTACAGTTAAGCCTGTTGCACTTCATAGTGTATTACCATCTACTCAAGGTCTAGTGCTATTTAGTGCTAACCAACAGTTTCTTATGGGAGCTACTGATGGTATACTAACACCAACTAAAACAGTGATACGTCCGATAGCTAGTTATGAAATGGATACGGTTATTGATCCTGTTGATACTGGTACTACAATTAACTTTATTAGTAAGACGCCTAGTTATACTAGAGTCTTTGCTATGATTACACGTGGAGAAAACGAAAACCCACAGGTAGCTGACATCGGTAGAGTTGTAAACGAATGGATACCATCTACAATTGATACTATGATAGCTAGTCCACAGAATCAATTTATTGCATTTTCTGGACAAAGTTCTCGTTACATATATTTCTTTAGACAGTATATTGAAGGTAAAGAAATAGAATTACGAACATGGTTTAACTGGCAAGCACCCGGTAATGTACAAACTATAGCTGCTGACTCTGATGAGTTTTATGCAGTTACTAAACAAGGTAATCAGTTTACACTTAGCAAAGCTAGCTTAAGTCAGAGTCCTGACGATGCTATTATTGTTAACAATGATGGTCAAAGACTGAATCCATGTATAGATTTGTATGCTACAGCTAGCTCTGTTACATATGATACAGCTGGTAACTTTAGTAAATGTTTTATACCATACAATGATGCTACTAACTTAACACCTGTTATAATTATTAAAGGTACTACAGCTACAGGTCAGTTTATTGAATCTGGATTTACTATATCACCAGAGCGTGTGGTAGAAAGTGGTAACACATATTTTAAAGTACCATTTAAAAACTTGACAAGTGTAGCTAGTGATGTTATAGTAGGATATAAATATGACTTTGATATCATACTACCTAAGACATATTACAGAGTAGATGATGAAATGAAACGCAGTGACTTTAGTGCTAATCTTACTATAGCACGTATGAAGTTTGCTGTAGGTCTATCAGGTGTTATGGGTTTTAAACTTAAGTCTAAAGGTATACGACAAGGTAAGAAAGAGTACACAGGTGATGGATCTACTACAGTATTTCCTTGGACTAACGATGATATAAACTATATAGATGATGACCAGATCAAAGTTAAAATAAACAACGTTGTGACTACAGCGTTTACAGTTGACAGAACTGGTGCATTACCTAAGATTACATTCAGCTCTGCACCAGCAGATAAAGCTACTATACTTATATATATTGATGAATGGTACAATCTAAATCCAGTTATTATGGCTGATAACTATTTAGCTAATGATATTGCTTTAGCAGATCAGTCCGTATTTACATTACCTATTCATCAGAAAACAGATAACTTTACATTGCGATTATTTAATGATACACCGTTTCCCGTCTCTTTAAACTCTATGATGTGGGAAGGAATATACTCACCTAGATTTTACAGGAGGACTTAATGGTATTACCAGCTTTAATCGGAGCAGCTGTTGGTATATACGGAGCCAGTAAACAAGCTAGTGCAGCTAAGTCTGCACAGCAAGAGCGTAACAACGCAACAGAAGCTCAATACCAATACAATAAAGAACGATGGAATATGGACAAGCAGAAAATGCTTGCAGATCGTGACTTTAAAGTAAGAGAAATAGAAGAAAGAGCTAGACAGGAGGGACAGCTAGCAGCATATAAAGATGCGTCAAATGCTAGACAGTACAACTATCAGCTACAGATACGTAATCATCAGCAAGATACCAATGAGCGTATGTTTGCTAAATCCGAAGAGATATTTCGATATCAACTTGGTATGAATGCGATGGAGGAAAGAGCTGCTCGAATGGATGAACGTCAGCAGCTACAAGAAATACAAACAGAAAAAAGATACGAAAAGAATGAAGCATATATTGATGGTTTACTTGCTGAGGGTGCAATCCGAGCAAGAGGTATCGAAGGTAGGTCAGTTGATAAAGCAAGAAGTGTAGCTACAATGAAAGCAGCTACAGCTTTGACTCTACTCGACTTATCATTACAAAACGCAACTACTGCATCACAGAGTGCAATAGAGTCGATCAAAAGAGATCGAAGAGTAGCTGACTTAAATGCGTATGCATCTAAGATGCTAGACCCCGGTGAACTACCGATGCCTGTAGTACCTCTCTTAACACCACAAGCTACATTTATGTATCCAAGAGTGTTTGAGGATTATGACTTTGGACCTGAGCCAGTAAGAGGAGCTATGATATCTCCATCATCTGCATCAGCACAAGTATGGGGATCAAGTATATCTAGCCTCGCAGGGACAGCTTCACAAATAATAGCAGGCTTTACTCCAAATATATAATGGCAAAAGTAACAAAACCACAACGCTACGGCAAGGGTGGTAGGTTCAGAGGTCCAACAATTTCGAGAGCAGGCATAAGTGCCATAGAACAGCAATCGAAAAGGACCACTGACGCACTGAAGCAGCAAGCGTTACAACAAAAGAATCTAGATAAGATGATGATATCAGATCTAGATAGAAAAAATAAACTAGAACAACAGAATGCTAAAGAGCTATATACGCTTGAGGTAGATGCACCTTACAAAGCACGTATGAATGCTTTGAAGACAAATGCAGAAACAGAGATTAAATCTTTTAGAGATCAAGCAGCAGAGTATGATAGATTAGCTGGAGTATGGGGCAGACTTAGCCCCTCTCTTGCTAAAAACTTTCAGAGCCTAGCACAGAGTACAACTGACTATATACAAACTACACAAGCGATTGATGAGTTTGACAGAATCAGTTCTGATGGTACACTTGAAAATATTTATTATACCTTTAACAGGTTAGGTAATAGTACTGCCTATGATGATACTGTAGATCAGAGACATAAATTACATGAAGAAGCACAGCGTGGTAATGGTAATGCTCGACAAGAGTTTGAGTATTTATCACAGGTTTTAAAAACCAATAACCCTGTACTACAAAAGTTACTTTATAAAGATATAAAAACTAACTTTGATGGTATTGAGCAAGACTTACTTGCAAGTGTAGAAAACGATGTAGACAAAGTTACTGTTACTAGATTGTATCAGACTAAGGCTATGCAACTACTCAAACAGCTAGGTATCAATCCTAAATCAGAAAATGGATTTAAGATACAAGAACTGTTTAGAAACAAAGGCCTTATTAAGGAACGTCAACTTACACTCGAACAAGAGTACATGTCTCTGAATGAAACTATTGAAGGTGGCTTGACACAGATTGAAGCATCACTTGATGCAGATGATTATGCGTCAGCTAATGCTAAATGGAAAGAGATACAAACTAGCATCAATGCTCTACCAATTAAAAGTAGAGAAGGTGTATACAGCAGACGTATTAGTCTTAACAAACGTGAAGATATTGAAGACTGGGCAAAGAAGCAAGCATCTAGTACACGATACTCTGGACCCGGTGGTTGGATAAAATACCAAGCAGAAGTGCTAGGTAAGACACCAGCTACACCATTTGGTTATGAGATTAACGGAGCTACAGGAAACAAAGAAGCAAAGTATAATCGTTTACTGGGTAAGTTTCCTAACCTAGAAGCGGAGTTACGTGAACACTGGGCAAGTGAAGATCTTAAAACTCAAAAAGCGTTAGCACGTGTTAATGATCGTAGACTACAGTTTGAAGCAAAACCATACAGAGATAAACTTAACAAGGGTCTTTATAAAAATAAAGATGGTACTGGTTATAATGCAGAGTTTTGGAACGATTGGTCCAGAAGCAATGGCAACAGTTATGCTCGAGCTATCTTCGGAGAAGCTATGGGATTTGCTACTGGTAATATAGATGAGAATACACTTAGCTCTACATTAGTACAAGAGTTCAAGCGTGGTAACATGATGAATGTATACAGTGCATGGGCTACATCTTATACTGATGATAAACAGGCTATAGGTTTTGTAATGCAAGACTTGAGTGGACTTGCACAGTCTATGGGTGTAGAAGTTACAGAACTTGACGAAACCTTAATGACTAAGTTTAATGCTAAAGTCAAAAAGATTTATGGACACGGTACACTAGATCAAACTTTAGATGAGTCTGGAACTACAAAGGCAAAAGAGATACTTGGTGCTACACTTGGTATATTTAGTATGTCTGCTGGTACAGGTAAATCTATAGATGAAAGATTTAATGATGCAGAAGCTGCTGTAAATGTACTACTAGGTATAGATAACAAGACTGGAGAAGTCAATGATTTTGTTGATGGATTTCGTGGCGAAGGTATTTTTAGACAAAAGCGTAGCAACAAAATGGGTGTTATATTTGTCAGAGATGCTGGTTTAGTGTTTGATGGTACAACATCTATAGAAATTGATGATGAGTTAACTGGTAAGTTTAATCGAGAACTTAATGGTAAAGCTAGAGAAAGTGCTTTGATGGGTATTGTACAAAAGCAACTAAAGAATATAGATTCTGTTGACTTATATAACTTTTTAAAAGGTCAGCCAACTAACGATAGATTATTAAATCATTTGATTGATGAACAGATGGGTGACGTTGATCCTGTTAAGTTTAAAAATAAGCTTACACAGGCAATGGATGTGAATGCAGAACTTAAAAAGAATGCAATACAGTGGGGAGCTAAACAGTGGATTGACCACTATCTTGGTGCAACTGCTACAGGTGATCTAGAGCAAGATGCTTTTACAATAGGTATACAAACTCTAGAAAAAGAAACAGGAATACAAGCATGGGAATTTTTCTTAAACCCTGCACTTAGAGAACGACTACGGAGACCAGAATGAACGAAGAAAATCAGTCACTGGAAGGCGTCGATCTTTTTATAGAAGAGAAAGAGCCAACAGTTGACGCCAAACCTGTCTTCGCTGCTCCTTTTGGATACAACTTTGGAAGTAGCTCCGTAGACTTAGATCTTAAAGAAAATCACGATAAGATGCAAGCGGAGTATGACCAGTGGTGGAATACCCCAAGAGGTGAAGAGAAGGACAAACTATACGAAGACTTTAATCAGAAGTATTTTGGCATGTCTACTGATGAATTTAGACAAGCTAAAGCTGATGGTTACATGAAGAGTCACGGACCATTAAAAAGATTAAATACGACATTACAAGGTCTATCAGCTTATGGTTTAGGAGCAGCTGACTTTGTTATGGATGCAACGAGCACAGTTATCCCAGCACTGAAAGGTGTAGATGATAGATGGGATGAAGCTACACTACTTGACAACCCTACACACCGAGCTATTAGACGTATATCCTCTATTGTTATACCATCTATTATGGGTGGTAATATGATACAGGGACAGTTAAACGCTAGAATGGCTGGTGGTGCATTATTTAGTAAACCTTGGTTTCAGAAGTTAATGGCTACTGGAGCTGCTCATGGTTCGTTTGATGCTGGTGTTATGCTACTCAGCGACCTTGGTGAAGAACAGACAATGACAGATGACCTAAGTCAGATGTTTCCTAAAACATTTGGACCGGGTGGTAGCTTACCTTTACCAGAGTTTTTCCGAACTAATACAAGTACAAGCCCACAGATGCGTAAGCTTTTGAATGCTTTAGAAGGTGCACCATTTGCTGTACTTGGTAGTGTGATTGGAGCATACACTGATATTAAACGAGGTTACAAAACCATGGATTGGTTTGAGCCTTTAGACGAAGCAGCAGCTAACTATAAAAAAGCAGCTATTGAAGTAGGAAGTGATAACGATAAGTTAGTACGTATTACAGAGATAGATGAACTACTTGCTTTAGGTGATGAGAACCTAAGTAGAGAAGTACAAGATATGCTTATCAATGAAAAGTTAGCATTAGAAGATTCTTTAGGTCAGATTAATTCAGTAGATGATGCTGTACGTAGAGATGAAGCATACAAATCTATAGAAACAGAAGCTGCTATAGAAAACAAACTGAATAACTTTGAACAATTAGAGCTAGATCTAAACAAAAACAACTTAGATCCTGACCTCAATGCTGATTTACTTAGTGATGCTCAGAAAGCAAAACAAAGTGTACCTCCCGGTAATGTTGCACAAAACATGGCAGATACAACTGCTATAAGAAACGGTGAAGATTTTTCTACAAGAGATCCAGCACCTATCATAACAGACTCTATGGTTAGAAAGGGACTTATTGTAGGTCCTACCTCTCGTGGTGCTGTTATGGGTGTAGCAGAAGAAGCTAGAGATTTAGGTAGGTTTACTGGTGTTATAGATAACATACGATTTAGTGCTAAAGAAATGAACTCCGCAGCATGGGGTATGTTTAATGATATCATAGATCCTACGAAAGATGTTAAAGATATACAAGAACTTTTTCTCACCAACAAAGACGTTAAGAGTCTGGTAGGTGGTGCACTAAAGGTAGAGTATATATCAGAAGACGCTGCTCGTGCTTCAGCATTTGCTATTAAGTTTTTATTTGACAGATTTTTAGGTAGACCTATTGCAGAATCATCTGCGAGAGTTATGGATACACTAGGTAGAGAGATAGATACTCTTGCTAACGTGATCGAAGAAATGGCTCCATTTGCAGACAGTGATCGTGCTATGGATCTTATTATATCTAAGCTCCAGTATCTAATTACTGAGTATGGTATTAATAAGTATATATCTGGTTGGTCACTACGTAACAAAAACTGGTTTGATGAAACACCGCCTGCTACTGTACAGGATGCTATCGAACAGTTACAGATAGAGTTTACACAAGCAGAGAATGTACTACATAAGAAAGCTCAAGCATTTACTAAAGAAATCAAAAGATTACAGAAAGAAAAACCCGAGGCTTTAAAACCTTTGATTGATGCTTTTTCCCTAACTAATGGTGATGTAGATAGTTTAACTAAATTATATAAGTGGGCAGAATCACAGATTACACCTATGGGATTACTTAGAAGTCCTGATCCTAAAAACATGAACTTGTTTGCTAAGGGTGTATGGGGTGTAAGATATAATAATATGTTGTCAGGTCTTGCTGCATTTAATGCTGGATTAGGTAACAGTGTACAGTTAACAATGAAACCATTGAACGCATTACTAGGTCATGGTATTGTAGCTGCTACTACTGGAAACCTTGAAGGAGCTAAAAGACTTGTATACTACAACAGTGCATTATTTGAGACTAATAGACGTGCCTTAACTGATGCGTTTAGAATGATGAAGAAAGCTCATCAAGATCCTCAAGCTATGATGAATAGTTTTCGTAAAGATTACGTATTTAAAACAGATAAAGCGTGGAATATCATGGAAGACATGGTAAAGCTATACGAAAAAGAAGGTAAATGGGGTGCAGCTTTTCAATATAAGATAGCATCTACACTGAAACAATTAGCTGGTGCTAAGTGGTTACGTTATGGTATGACAGGTATGGTATTTCCTGACGTATTTGTAAACACTCACATGGCTACATATGTATCACGTGCTAATGCTTATGCTGATGTTATATATGACCAAGGTTTTCCTAACATGGCTATGCTTAAGGAAGCTGAAGCAGAAAACTACGCTAAGTATTTCGACAAAGATGGTCTAGTTAAGAATGATGTAGTGAGAGCTCTTGCTGGTGAAATGCAGCTAAACCTCGATGATGGTTTATCTAAATATCTACAAGAAGCAACTACAGCATATCCTATACTAAAAGAAGTTATGGCGTTTCCACGTACAGCTTCTAACTATATGAAAGCTGGATTGTCATATACACCTATATCCTTAATACCTAATATAAACAAGTATTCTAAAACTATGTATGCTTCTACACAAGAAGACATAGTTGAAGCTCTTGCATTACATGGTATTGATTATGCAAAAACACCTAATGCTCAAGTTATCTTTGAAGATCTAAAAGCTGAATACATAGGTAGACAAGCATTTGCTAACCTACTTACATTTAGTTTATATCAATATGCTACTGCTGGTAATATACGTGGTAACGGACATTATAATGCATCACGTAGAAACAAAGAAAGAGATCAAGGATACGAACCTAAGACTATTAAGATAGGTGATAACTGGTACAGTTATAAAGGATGGATTGGCATAGAACATGTACTAGCTCCTCTAGCTGACTTAGCTTATTACATGGGTGACATGGATGAGCATGTATTAGAAAGCTGGATGTCTAAAATTGCATGGACTGTCGGTGGTACATTCTTGAATGATTCACCACTCTTTGGTCTAGAAAAAGTCTTTGATATGCTTAATGGTAACGAACGTGCAGTTTCACAGTTCTTTGCTAACATGGTATCAAATACTTTTATACTTAATAAAGGTGGTATAGGAGTTGTTGCAAACATGATACACCAAGCACAGAAAGATATTGAAGGTGACTTTGGTGAGTTTGTTAAAAATGGTTTACCCGGGTTTAAAGGTACACTTGCTAACAAAATAAATCCATACAATGGACAAGAAGTTAGAGATGTACAGAACCCAGTGCTTGCTGCAATCAACGCAATAAGCCCTGTAAAGTTTAGTGACCCAAAAGAACCTTGGGAGTTATTCTTACGTGATATAGCCTATACTGGACATCACATGCTACGTAAAGATAGCACAGGATCATACGAATGGAAACCAGAAGATAGAGAGATAATATACAAATACTTAGGAGAACTGAGATTAGATAAGCAAGTCGAAAGAATCATGAAAGGCAAACAGTATCAAGGCATAATTAAATCTATAAAGGACATGAGACGTGGTTATAAACCCGGCCCTGATGGCCTTAAGTTAAAAGCCAGATTTTCTCCTGTACACAGAGAGATAGATATGATGCTTAATGAAGCTATGAAGATTGCTGAAAAAAGATATCTCAAAGATAAACCACTCATTCAACAGGCTATCTACAACGCACAACTTGCTAAAGATAAGATGCAAGAAGGTGACGTAGAAGGTGCTGAGGCATTATCTAAAAGAGATGCCGAAATTAAACAACTAATTCAACACGGCGGTAATTAACTTATGAGTGCTGTTATACAAGATGAATACACTGGTAATGGGACTAAGTCCGATTACAACTTTACATTCCCATATCTTAAGACCTCAGACATCAAAGCAAGTCTGGACGGTGTGGAAACTACAGCTTTTACGCTGCAAAATGCAACCACAATACAATTTAATACTGCGCCTGCTAATCAGGCTAAAATCAAAATATTTAGAGAGACAGGTGTTGACAATTTAACAGCAACATTTTATGCTGGATCAGCTATAAAGTCAGAAGATCTAAATGATAACTTTACACAAAATTTATTTTCTACACAAGAAGTAAGTCAACGTTACCTTAGTAACCTTGGCGGTACGATGACAGGTAATATACATTTAGCGAAAGATGTTGATATAACATATGAAGGAGATACTGAAAACGACTTTGAAACAAGATTTACAGTAACTGATCCTACAGCTGACAGGACAATTACTTTTCCTAACGTAACAGGTAATGTTGTAACAACAGGTGATACTGGTACTGTCACAGGTACTATGTTAGCCGACAGCACTATTACATCAGGAGACATAGTTGATGGTACTATCGTCAATGCTGATATTAATGCAAGTGCTGATATAGCTGTAAGTAAACTAGATCACGGTACAGCTAGACAAATACTACAAACTAACGCTGCTGGTGACGGAGTTGAATTTACAAGCAACGTTGATATTCCGGGAACTTTAGATGTAACTGGAAATGTAGATTTAGATGCTAATTTAAACGTAGATGGTAATTCAACTTTAGTTGGCAGTTTAGACGTAGACGGAACAACAACTCTTGATGGTACAACTGTTGACGGAATACTAGATGTCAACGGTAGTGCAACGATAGATAATATAACAATAGACGGTAATACAATAACTACAAGTACTGACTATATAAGTGTAGTTAAAAGTATATTTCCTAGTGCTGATGATAACATTGATTTAGGATCTTCTACTAAACAATTTAAAGATCTTTATATTGATGGTACTGGTAATATTGATAGTGTTGTTGCAGATACTATAACAGGTGGTGCTATTGTCACATCTGGTACTTCTACTGCCGATAATAAAGTATATTCTGCTAAACGTGCTGGTGAAATATTTTATGAAAAAGGTACTTTAGATGATATAACATCTGGTAATACTTGGACTGCTAGTGATGATAAAGTTGCAACAACAGCAGCTATAGATGCAAGAATAATAGACCTAGTAGATGACGTAGGTGGTTTTGTACCGATAGCTCATGAAGATCGCTTTCCTAATACTAACCCTGATATAAATAACCCTGCAACTGGTGGAACTATAGTTAGTATTGGAAAATTAAATGCTAATAGAACAGCTTCCGCGGGTAGCGGTTCACCAAATACTGGTGTTTTAACTACAGGGTTTCAAACAATTAATGGCACATCAGTTACTATTAATGGATGTCCTAATAACCAAGAATTTGAAGCTGGTTTTGGAATGCTTGTTGAGACAACATCAACTCTTAATACTTACACATTTCATAGATATGTACCAAATGCAACCGCAGTAACAACAGTTGCTGGAAGCATAGGTAACGTTAATACCGTTGCTGGTTCGATTGGTAATGTAAATAATGTTGGTGTAAATATTGGTAACGTCAATTCTGTAGCTGGTAATGAAACAAACATTAACTCAGCTGTTAGTAATGCAAGCAATATAAATACTGTTGCAGGCAGTATATCTAACGTTAATGCTGTTGCTAGTAATACAACTAATATTAATGCTGTTAATAGCAACTCAACAAATATCAATACTGTTGCTGGTAATAATAGCAATGTAAGTACTGTTGCTGGAATTAGCGGAAATGTAACTACAGTTGCTGGAATAAGTAGCGATGTAACTACTGCTGCTAATAATGGTACAGATATAAGTACTGTAGCTGGCAGTATTACTAACGTCAATAACGTTGGTGGTGCTATTGGTAATGTAGCTAGTATTGCTGCTTCATTATCTAATGTAAATACAGTTGCTGGAGACATATCTAATGTTAACACCGTTGCTGGAAACAATACCAATATTAATACTGTAGCCGGTAATAATAGCAATATAACTACCGTAGCTAATAATAATTCCAATATAACTGCTGTTGCAGGCGATGCTTCAGACATCGGAACAGTGGCTGGAAGTATATCTAATGTTAATACCACAGCTGCAAACATAGCCAACGTTAATTTAGTTGGTGGAAATATATCAAACGTTAATACTGTTGCTACTAACCTAACACCTATTAATACAGCAGCTACATATTTAAATGATTTTCAAGCTCTGTATCTAGGAGCAGCTTCTTCTGCACCTGTTACTGACGGTGTTGGTAATGCTGTAAATGAAGGAGATTTGTATTTTAACTCTGGTAATAAACAACTACAAGTATATAACGGAAGCGTATTTACAAGCATTTTTGATACTGCTCTTGATTTTGCTAAATCAGCAACAGCAGCTTTCAATGCTTTATATACAGCTTCAGCGGGTTCTAACTCTATTGACTTAGGTGGACTTGCTATATCAGGTGCAGCATTTTCAAACGAAGCTGTTGCAACTAATCGAGTTTCACTCACAAAAGGATCTGCAACTTATAACTTAGGAGGAATCTAATGCCGGATCAATTACAACTTAGAGGTGGTACATCCACCGAACATAATTCGTTTACAGGTGTTGCTAGAGAAGTAACTGTAGACACAACAAAGAAAACATTAGTAGTACATGACGGAAGTACTGCTGGCGGTACACCTTTAATGAAGGAAGCCGGTCATAGTGGAGACGTAGCATTTAATGGTGTAACTGTTGGTAAAGGTCCAAACTCAAGAACTGGTAATACTGTTGTTGGAGAGGGTGCTTTAGATGCAGTTACAACTGGACCAGAAAACTCTGCCTTTGGTAAAGATGCCTTAACGTCTTTAACTACAGGTCAGTACAACACCGCAATAGGAAGACAAGCTCTACAATCACTTATAGGTTCAAATGAAAACACTGCTGTAGGTAATAACTGTGCAGCGTCAATTACTACTGGAACACGAAACACTGCTGTAGGTTCTTACTCATTAGATGCACTTACAGGAGGTCACGACAACGTTGCTGTAGGTCGATCAGCTTTAGGTGCAGCTACGTCAGCTTCCAACAATACAGCAGTTGGTAAGTCTGCATTAGAAGCAACCACAACTGGACAAAAGAACGTAGCAGTTGGTAGTTTAAGCTTAGATGCAAATACAACTGGAAATAATAATATAGCAGTAGGTTATAGCGTTTTAAGTGCTAATACAACAGCAAGTAATAATACTGCTGTAGGCATGAATTGCCTTCTTACCAATACAACAGGTTCAGAAAATGTTGCGATTGGTCAAGCAGCTCTAACAGCAAACACAATTGGAAATAAGAATACAGCTCTTGGAAGATTGTCTTTACAACAAAACTCTACTGCTGATAATAACACTGCTCTTGGATATAACTCTTTAGCATCAAACACAACTGGAGCAGTAAACACTGCTGTTGGTAGTAGATCATTAGAATCAAATACTACAGGAGCGAATAATACTGCTACTGGATATCGTGCATTAGGGGCAAACACAACTGCAAGTGATAATACTGCCTTTGGTTTTGAGTGTTTAGTAAACAGTACAACTGGAAATGCAAATACAGCTGTAGGTAATGAAGCTTTAGAAGCAAACACAACTGGTGCTAACAATACAGCTGTAGGTCATAAAGCTTTAGAAGCAAACACAACTGGAGTACAAAATACAGCTGTAGGTAGTGGAGCTTTAGATGCTAACACAACTGGTCAAAACAATTCTTGTCTTGGCCAAGGAGCTTTAGGAAGTAATACAACAGGAAATAACAACACTGGTATTGGTAGATTTGCTTTAAATGAAAATACTTCGGGTATTGAAAACGTAGCTGTTGGTTTAAGTGCCTTAAGACAAAACTCAAGCGCAAATTACAACACTGCTGTAGGAAAATCTGCCTTAGAATCAAACACAACTGGTCAAAACAATACATCCGTAGGTGCTTATAGTATGGATGTTAATACAACAGGTAACAGTAATGCTGCTTTTGGTAAAAATTCTTTAGGTACTAATACCACAGGTGCAGATAACGCAGCCTTTGGTTATCATTCCATGTTACTTAATACAACTGGTACAAATAATACTGGTATAGGTTCTTCAGCTTTAAAAGATAACACAACTGGAACAAATAACACAGCTGTAGGAAAAGGTGCGTTAGATGCTAATACTACAGGTAATTATAACGTTGGTGTTGGTAATTCGGCTTTAGGAGCAAACACAACTGGAACGCAGAACACTGGCGTGGGTAGTTTGGCTTTGGCTCAGACAACAACTGGAGATGAGAACACAGCTGTTGGGTATCAAGCTTTAACAACAAACAGTACAGGAGAAAATAACTCTGCATTAGGTAAAAATGCACTAGCAAATAACACTACAGCTAGTAATAATACTGCTGTTGGGTTTAATGCATTGGGAGAAAACACAAGTGGATTTTCAAATACAGCTGTAGGTCGTGGTGCATTACAACTAAACACAAGTGGAGATAAAAACACTGCTTTAGGTGAATATGGTCTTTATAATGTTACTACTGGAAATTACAATACAGGAATTGGAGTTGAAGCAGGGTCAGAAATTACTACAGGATCTAATAACGTAGCTGTAGGTTATCAAGCATTAGATGAAACTACAACAGCAAGTAATAACTCAGCAGTTGGTGTTGGTGCATTAGGAGCAAACACAACCGGTTCTTCAAACACAGCTATTGGTCTGCAAGCATTAAATGCAAATACAACTGCAAATTATAACTCAGCAGTTGGGCGTGGTGCTCTGGCAGCAAACACAACCGGTTCTAATAACACTGCTGTTGGTTATAATTCTATGGATTCAAACGTAGGTGGATCTAACAACACAGCAATAGGAGTTGATTCTTTAGGTGCAAACTCTGGTGGAATACTTAATACAGCATGTGGAAGATTAGCGTTATCTGCTAACGTTGATGGACAACAACATGTTGCTGTAGGTGAGGGAGCTTTAGAAGCTAATACTTCTGGAAATTATAATACTGCTTTAGGTTGTAAGGCATTACAAGATAACACAACTGCCGATTACAACACTGCTGTAGGAAAATCTGCCTTAGAATCAAACACAACTGGAACTCAGAACGTGGCTGTGGGTGCTACGGCGTTAGATGCTAATACTACGTCTGGTAATAATACAGCGATTGGTTATGGATCTTTAGGACAAAGTACTGGCGAAGATAATACTGCTGTAGGTAGATTTGCCTTGGGCGCCAACACCTCCGCAAGTAACAATACAGCAGTGGGTAAAAATGCACTTTTATCAAACCAAACAGGAACAAACAACGTAGCTGTCGGGGAAAATGCTCTTGATGCCAATCTTACATCTGACAATAATGTTGCGGTAGGTAATGAGGCTGCAGGGCTTTGTACGGGCGAAAAAAACACCTGTATAGGAACAAATGCAGGAGATGCAATCACAACTGGTGACAATAATCTCGTTTTGGGCTTCAATGCTGATACAAACGCTGCTCATGTAAACAATAAAGTTATTTTTGGAGATGCAAACATTGCTGAAATTCAATGTCAAGTTCAAACAATAAGTGCTTTATCTGATGAAAGAGATAAGACAAATATTGAAGATTGTATAGATGGATTATCATTAATTAATTTATTAAAACCGAGAAAATTTACATGGGCAATGCGTGAAGCAAGTGACAATGATGGTAAATCAGAACTTGGTTTTATTGCACAAGAATTAGATACAGCTTTAGGTGATAAAAATGACTATATTCACGCTGTCAATAAAGAAAATCCAGACAAGCTACTAGCTTCTTATGGTAGATTATTTCCTGTTTTAGTAAAAGCAGTACAAGAATTATCAACAAAAGTCGCAGCACTTGAAGCTGTACATTAAACATTTATTTATTTTTTTAAAACAATGGAAGAAAGAACTACTGATGAAATCGCAGCTATCTTTGCTGCTGCTGGCGATAGCGTTACTGAAATAGGTGTCGCTCAAACTGAAGATGAAACTACAGATGAATTTAAAGATAGAATCAAGCGAAATGTAGAGCATCTTGAAATTATTAAGGCTTACAAAAAAGAAGATGAAACTACCTCAATCTGGACTAGCGAAGATTTTACTGCTATTGATGCAGCAGTGGTAGCTGGTAAAAAACTTTACTAATAAGTGGAAATACCCACTATAGTATTACCTGATATAGTAGAGATAGAAACAGTCGAAATTCCTTTACCTAAAGCTGACGTACCTTATTATACACCTATGGTTGTCCCACCCAGCGACCTTAGAGATCAAGAAGCAAAGCCTGTTAGAACTGAGGAAAAACCACCCAAACCACCTACCTTAAAAATACCATTTATTAAACAGCCTGTACCACAACCTTCATCAGAAGTTATAGTTACAGCTGTTGCAACTGCTGTGACTGCTGTAGTAGCTACTACGGCAACACAGCCTTTAATAGAATGGATACGTAAAAAAATACAGAAATTCCTACAAGATAAGATCGCTAAATGGAGAAAAAACCGGAAGAACAAAAAGGACTCTTCAAACGAATCAAAGAAGGAATAGACGATCATGAAGAACAGATGGTGGTATTGGGGGCGATGGTTCGTCTTGGTGTCGTTATCTGGTCTGGGTTTATCATAACCCTTAATTATGTCGAACTACCCATGGTTAAAAAGAGTCCCGGTGGGGATATAACATTCCCAGCTTCAATATTTACTGGAGCACTCGCCACTTTCGGCTTGTCCACTGGCAATGGTAAAAAAGAATCAAAAGAAAAACCAAAGACATGACTAAATGGATAATACTCTTAGCACTGTTGTCCCCCACAGCCGCAAGAGCGAACACTGTCACGCCCCAGTTTACAACAGGGTCGATGCAGTCAACGACAACAACAAACCAAGTAATAACAGAAACTATCGAGCACGACATCAAAGGTGCAGCCGTGACAACTTACAGTGGTACAAACATAACAGTTGGCGGTACTGGTGGGATTGGTTCAGACAGTGCAACCTACACACCAACAACCAACGCAGCAGACTGGGATCTACAGATCACAACCAGAGAAGCTGGAACGATAGAAACAATCTCAATAGAAAGAGAAATAGAAACAGACAGTACCACTACATCTTACTCTATCTTCTCTCAATAACTGCACCAGCATTTGCAGAAGGAGAAGATAATAATGTAAGTAATCCTGTAGCAGCAGCTACGGGTAATGTAACTAACCAAGCTGTACAGTTCCAAAACAATGGAGCTCAGAGTCGTCAGTATTTTGGTCCTAATATAAGTTGTAATGGCAGTACAATGACATTTCAACCTTTTTATATGGGTAATCATACCAAACCATTTGACGAGCTAATGCAGCCTAGTAGTTACACAATAGCTGAGAACTGGGGCTTCCAAGTTAACTTTATGGTTCCCCTAGATAAGTCAGGCTATAAACAATGCAAACAAATAGCAAAACGCTATGAAGAAAAAATGCGGCTTGAGTATGAACTTACACGAGCCCATAAGTGTGCAGACTTACAAAAGAAAGGCTTTCAGATACGACCAAATACAGACATGTATGTACTGTGTCAGGATATAGTACCGATAGTCAAAGTCAAGCCACCTAAAAAAGAAAAGAAATTTGGATTATTCTAATGAGCACATTAACACTACAACGGGAAAGAGAAGCTAAAGCAAGAGCAGAAGCTGCAAAGAAAAAAGCACCTAAGACTAAAGCTAAGAAGGAGGAGAAATAATGTTTGCACTTATTAAACCTCTTGTACTTACAGGCTTAAAAAGCGATAAGTTTAAAAAGTTTGTAGTTGAACTACTCGAAAAGCTAGTAGAGTCTACAGATAACGAACTTGATGACAGAGCATTACAGATAGTCAAAAAAGGACTAGGCATAGAATAATGGAACAACTAAAGAAACTACCTAAAAAAGCAACCGAAGAGAGTTTTAACGAGCTACACTACCTTGTTACAGAGGACTTTCTACGTAGAATAAGAAGCGGAGAAGCGACTACACAAGATTTAAAAGCAGCTTGCGACTGGTTAAAAACCAATGACATCACAGGTGTAGCTTTTGAAGGTAGTCCTTTAGATAAACTCAACAAACTTCTACCTACTGTCGACCCTGCACTCGTTAAGAGGAAAGTATATGGCAAAAACGTCTGAATACTACAAGAAAAACCCGAAGGCTGCTGCTAAACGTAGAAAGCAACAGGCTAAATACAACAAAACAAAAAAAGGTCTAGAAATTAGAGTCAATGCAAACAAACTTAATAGAAAACTTGGAACATATGGCAACCGTGACGGAATGGATGCCGCCCATTATAAGGGTAGTAAAACCAAAGGCAGAAAACAAAAGCCATCTATTAACCGAAAAAGCAGAACTAAAAAATGACCCCATTACTACCTAACCCTGATTACTATTTACACAATTTAATAACGATGACAAGTTCAGATTCAAAACGGCTCTGGAGAAGAGCTATCAAAGAGCACTTTAATTG